AAATACCAGCAGTATTAGCGTAGTGAAGACCTTCGTTAATTCTAACGAGATAGTTCCCGTTAGCACTAGCTGTGTCGTTGTTGTATTCATCAGAAACAACATCCACTATTCTAAATTGTGCTGCCGCAGCAGTAATTGTACTAGAGTCTAACTCTTGTTTAGATCTTCCAATAGATGTACTACCTGCGTGTGTTGATACTAAGTCAGCATTTGATCCTCTATTATCAGGCCATGAAGCTCCGATATTAGTGCTGTCTTCTTGTACTTCAAAAAGTACGTTTGGGTCATCAATAACAAAGGCTACTGCATCACTTGCGACAGTGCTTGCAGGCCAGTATTTTGAGTATGTCGGCTTACCTGTAGAATCAGTGTAAAAACATCCATTGAATACGCCAATTAAATTAGTTGCTGCTGCAGCTCCTACGGTAACAGTACCGTCTGAGTGTAACTCAACTGCATCTCCAGTGAAGATATTACTAGAATATCCACTTTCAATACCATAACTTGTTTGGCCGCCATTAAATGGTGCTCCACCCAACATCTTTGCAGGTCTAAAACCGAATGGTGCGTCTTTATTTGCCATGGTTATAAGTCCTCCTTAACCAGTTAGTTGTTATATAAGTGATAGGACTCATAACAAAAATTAATTTTTGTTGTTGCCTCTACCACTGCCAAAAGTAACCCTACTATTCCTTTCGGAAGAAATAGGCATACTTCTATGCTGCTCTTTAAAAAGATTATTATCGACAGATTCTTCTTGCGTCTTAGTTTGCTCTGCAAAATACTCCGCTCTCTGCTCAACAATCTCATTTGGTATACGAGCAAGCAATAATCCACCAACTCCTATGACACCAGCGTGCGTTCCATTTTCTATTGTAGGTGAGTGAAAATCAGGATACTCATCAGCACGAACTAGCTCAAATCCTTCACGAAGTCTTCCAGCCATATTCTTTCTGTCTTCAGTTCCTAATGTTTCAGCTCTTAT